ACAATGGCGATATCGACGGACAAGATCTTGAGCGCCCCAGCAACCACACCGATACCGGTCGAAGCGAGCGTCGTCGCCGCGCCGAGAGCGACGAGCGATCCACCGAGAACTACGGTCGCCCCACCAACGGCAGCCACCGACAAGACAATCCCTTCGTTCGCCTGTATCCACTGCGTGACGCTTCCGGCAATCGCCGCGAAATCGTCGGCCAAGTCGGTAAGCGACTGATCGAGCGAATCGCCGACCGCAAGGGCAACACCTTCAATGGCCGAGAGAAGCCGACGGAACGATCCACCGATGCCCCCGTCCATCACCGCAGCCGTACGCTCGGCCGTTCCGCCTGCCGTGTCGATCGCTCGGTTGAGACGCTCGAATTCACTGGTAGTCAGTTTCGCACCACCGGCGATGGCTCGCATCCCGAAGATCTTATTGAAGATGGCCAATTTCTCAGCCTTGGGCAGATCATCGACCGCCTTCCCGATGTCGTGCAGAATGTCCGAAGCGCCGCGAAGATCGCCCGCCGCGTCGGTAACGGCAACCCCGAGATCCTCGACTTGGGCACGAATCGCCGGATCCGTCATCCGAAGCAAGATGTTTCGGACCGTCGTACCGGCCATCGAGCCCTTGATACCGAAGTTGGCCAGAGCACCGAGCAGCTTGGCCGTCTCTTCGAGCGTCAGTCCAAACTCGTCCGCGACCGGCGAAGCGTACTTCATCGAATCGCCAAGCTCTAAGAGCGTCTGCGCCGAGTTGTTCGCAGTGGCCGTCATGACGTCGGCGACTCGCTGCATTTCATCTGCATCGAGCCCGAACGATCGAAGCGTAGCGGCAGCGATATTCGTCGCTTCCGATAGATCCGTTCCCGTCGCACGGGCGAGATTGAGCACCGAGGCAATCGCCGCATCGATCTGCGCGGGCGAGAAACCGGCACGCCCCAGTTCCAACATGCCACCAGCTACTTGGGCGGCGGTGAAAGACGTGGTTCGGCCGAGAAGCCGGGCCTTGGCCGTAAGCCGGTCGAACTCTTCGCCCGTCGCACCGACAACTGCCTGGACGGCACGCATCTGATCGTCGAAGCCGACGAAGATTCGTGAAGCCATCACCAGCGGTGCCGTCACCATTGCACCGACGGCCAGCAGCTTCCGCCCGATCGCGCCGACCTTCTGCCCGAACTCGCGTACCTTGTACTCGGACGATCGCAATCCGCGCACAAGCCGCGAATCATCGGCAAACAGCTCGACAAAGGCCCGTCCGGCCCGGATTGCGGTGGTGGAAGACATAGATAGAAGTACCAGAAAAGAAGATTAACGGCCGATAAACGCCCGGCGGAAGTCGGCGAGATTCTCGGGCGTCACTTCGATGATCTCTTTTGTACATACATGCTTTTCAGCGTACGGGTTGAAATCATCGGGCCGAAGTACCCGAGCTTTGCAATCACGATGGCAGTTGGCCAGAAGGGCCATCAGAGCCGAAGCGACCGACCACCAGGATTGGCCTTGCCCCTCGGACATGAGTAGAAGTTGACGAAGTGTCAGTCCTCTTGGATCGATTCCAAGGCTTCCGGCAGCGAGCCAGATGTCACGCCATGGATCTTCTCTTGAAGCTGACGCTCGGCCTCTTCGATCGTTCGATCGATGTCGATCGCTTCGATCCGACTGTCGGCCGCCTTGATTGCCGCTTCGATCACCTTCATCTGTGCCAAGACCGCCCTCGCCCTGTCGGTCCGGCCTCGGCTCTGGAAAAAATCGACCAGTTCCTCGTAGAACGCCTTCTGAGCGGCAAGTAACGTACCGCCGTCGAACGAATCGCGGACATCGGCATCCGTCACACCGTGTTTCTCGAACTGATCACCCAGAATCGCACAGATCACTTCACCGAGCATGATCTCATCGGTGCCCAGACAGGTCAGTAGCGGCGGATCGCCCTGTTCAGGCTGTAGAAGATCGACGCCCAGCTTGTCACGCACCTCGATTGCCGTTCCGAGTGTTAGTGAGATCGTCCAACTACGTCCCGATTTATCGCAAAATTGCCTCATTGTTTATTCCTTATATCTATGTGCCTGAAATCATGCCAAGTCCCGCATTACGAGGATCACGGGGTTTCCAGTCCGTCGACGATCCACTGATCGAAAAGAGCGAGCTTCGCCGTTACGTCGATCGTTACGCCCTCTTCAAGCGGTTCCTCGCGTGGAAAGCCGGTGATCGAGAAGTCAGCCAACGGGCCTTCACTGTCTTCGACCGGTGTGGTTCCGTCGCTGCTTTTTGCGCCGGTCAGGGGTGCGAGCCGAAGAGTGCCCGAGCTAAGGAAGGCCGACTTGACTGCTTGAAATCCAGCATCGCTCGGTAGCCAAAGCATCTTGAACTCGACCGTGCATTCACGAAGCGTCGCGGCTGTCGCACGCCATCCCTTGTTTTTGCGCGTCGTAACGTCTGCTTCCCCGGCCGACAGGTCGCACTTGACATCCATAACGTTGTCCATTTCGGTAAGTTCCGTCAGCGACTGACCAGCCGTCCCGAAATAAAGCTTCGCGTTCATTCCAAGTAGAAATTCAGGCATCTGTATTGTCTCTCCTTATTTAATGGAATCCCGCCATAATCGTGGCAGGTTCGGTTTCTCTTTCTTAAAGGCCGGGCCCATGTACGGGCGCGGCTGGAAACGGGAACGGATCATTCGCTTCTTCTTGGGCGAGAAGATCATGGCCCGCCCGCCGGTTTCGAGGATTTGCGGTGCTTTACCGCGGCCATCTTTGGTTAGGCGCAAAGGGCCGATCACTACCGACCGGCGCACCACGTCGTAACCAAAGAAGATGAAACGCTTCAGAAGGCCGACGTGGCTGCTCGGTGGTGTGCCTGCCTTCGATCGGCTCTTACGCTTACGAATCGACCGGCGAGCGGTCTGCCGGACGAACGCGCCGAATCTCGAAAGAACCCGGCGCGTCGCCCGATCGGTTTTACTGCGGACGATCTTTGAGTCGAAGAACATCCGCTTAAAGTCCATGCCGAACATTAGCGCACCATCTTGTAAGAAACCGACAGTACGCTGGTAAAGACACGCTGATCGGTCAAGTGCTCGGGGACGTAGACCGGATCGTTCTTAATACCCGACCAGACCGCCCACGGCGTGGCAGATAGGGTTCGCTTGCGCAGGAAGTCGGCGATTTCATCGACGAGCGAGCCGAGCGTCTTAACCACTTCGTCCACGTCGCCGTCGATCTTTTTCTGCACACCGATGTCGATCGTCGCTTCGTACTGGCTCATGCCTCGGGTCGCGCCGGTGATTTCGAGCGAATGGGGAACGACCGAGACCTTGAGCTGCTTCAGGTCCTTAAGTTCAAACATGGGAACGGCCAGCCGCTGGGGCGTGAACGCTTGCGAGAACTCGCCTTCGCCCAGTTCGGCGGCCACCGCATCGGCAATGTCGGTTACAATACTCATCCAACCTCTCTCGTGTGGATTCGGAACGTGATAAGATACGAGTCGCTCCAGCGCCAGCATCCGTCGTCGCCGAAGTTCATAACTTCATAGGTAACGCCATCGGCGATAATCGTGTCGCCTTCCTTGGGCTTTAGATTCAGTTCGTCGGCCATGATCAGGAAGTCGACCACGTGCGCCCCGACGCTTCCACCCTGGCCGTCGCTGATCGTAAAGCCGGTTTTGCCGTACGTGGCTTGCACCGGAACCGACTGGCCGTCCTGGATATACTCAACCGGGCTGGAGCAGTGCTCGCGTCGCTTCTGCCCCAGCCACTCGGCGCCCTTGCGAAGAAGGTCGCTCATTGATCGAACCTCACACGACCCAGCGCATCACCGGATGCAGCCGCTGCAGCCATCTTACCGACGTACGTGTTGTCGGTCGCCGTGGCGGTGAGAGCCCCGCTACCGGCCGTGCCACCTACCGGATCACCATCGGCGTCCCAGTAGACTTTCACGCCGACGGCCAATACCTCGGCTTTTTTCGGAAGGTCAAAGACTCCTTGAACCTTAAGCGAACCAGGTCTGCCGGCCGGGATATCGAGATTGGCGAAGCCGACCAAGTCGCCCTGGACGACGACATCGCCCGAAT